TCTTATGCAGCTTGTCGCTTACGGAGCACAAGACGTTTACCTAACTGGCAACCCCAAGGTGACTTTCTTTCAGGCGGTGTACAAGCGCCACACGAACTTTGCGATGGAGGCGATCCAGCAGACGATCAACGGCACGGCTGCCAACAGCCAGCGCATCTCCGTGACCATCGCCCGCAACGGCGACCTGGTCGGCTACATGTACGCTCAGATTCAGCCGCTGGCTAATACTCTTGTTTCGGCGAACCTGACGTCAAACAACAACAACACTGACATGGCCTGGGTTGCGGAGCGCGCATTCGCTGACATCGAGCTGTCCATCGGTGGCCAGCGCATCGATAAGCACTACCAGACGTGGTGGCGTCTGTACGCTGAGCTGTTCCTCAGCGACGAGAACAAGGTTCAGTACAACAAGATGACGTCCGCCTGCAACGCGTCCACGACGAGCGCGACGGCATCCAACGTGGTGTACCTGCCGTTCCTGTTCTTCTTCAACCGCAACCCGGGCCTGTACCTGCCCCTGATTGCCCTTCAGTACCACGAGGTCCGTCTAGACATTGACTGCAGCGGCAGCTACGCCAGCTACTTTGGCACCAACCAGCCGGTCATCTGGGCCAACTACGTGTTCCTGGACACGGAGGAGCGCCGCCGCTTCGCCAAGAACGGCCACGAGTACCTGATTGAGCAGGTGCAGCACACCGGCGGTGACTCCCTGACGGCTGGCGAGTCCAGCCCGGCAACGATCCGCCTGTCCTTCAACCACCCGGTGAAGGAGCTGATATTCGCGTACCAGAACTCCAGCTACTCGGCCACCAGCCAGTACAACGCCCTGTGGAACTTCAGCAGCAACTGCGCCAACGTCCAGGTGACGACGGATGTGGCTGCTCTGATCGCGTCCAACGGCTTCATCCGCACGACGGAGCTGGGCGCACCGCAGGTGATCCTCGCGTCCAACACCATCTCCGGTACTACGCTTACGGCGAATACGACGATCCACGGCTGGGTGGAGGAGGGCTCCCCGAGTACCACCCTGGAGGTGGGTCCGCTGTACCAGTTCAAGCTGATCCTGAACGGCCAGGACCGCTTCAAGGAGCAGTTCGGCAAGTACTTCAACCAGGTGCAGCCGTGGTACCACCACACCGGCAACCCGTACCCGGGCATCTACTGCTACAGCTTCGCGCTGCACCCGGAGGAGCACCAGCCGACGGGCACCTGCAACTTCTCCCGCATCGACAACGCCCAGGTGCAGGTGTGGCTGAAGAATGCGGCTGGCGTCAGCGACGCCTCCAAGATCCAGAAGCTGTTCGCAGTCAACTACAACATCCTGCGCATCCAGTCTGGCATGGGTGGACTCGCCTTCAGTAATTGAGGGTGGTATAGCATTCTTTTTTGGACTGCAAGCCCTCCCATAGGGTTAAAGAAAAGACTATATGGATCTTAAAAAATGCACCAACTGTTCGCGTGCTCCGCAGCCGCTTGATCAGTTAGCACGTGTCTAAAGTGTCGCGAAAAAGGTAGGCGTCTGGACCACAAACCAGAACGCCGAGAAAAACACAACGCCTTGCAGAACGAGAAAAAGTACTACAAGGCGTGGCGTGAGAAGCAACTTGAAGAGAGACCGGATGAATACCGATCTCACAATAACGAGGTTCATCGCGGATGGGTTTCTGATAACCGCGAACATGTTCGTGAATGGTACCGAACGAGTCTAAATTCTAGACTCGATGCCGTGAAAAGATCAGCCAAGAAGCGAGACCTATCGTGGGAGCTTGAAGATGACACAGCAAAGAGTCTCATGACATCTGCTTGTGTCTATTGTGGCCTTTTGGAACTCGAAGTACGTGTCAATGGGATCGATTCGTCCAGCGGGTACACCATAGAAAATTGCGTCCCGTGCAATTTCATGAAGGGCACCGACTTTCCTGGAACGCTGTCGCACGATTGCACCTACGAATTCCCGGAAGTTCCGAAAAACTTGGATCAGAAAAAACGTTGCATGTAGTATGGCAGCTTTTGTTCAAAATGCCGCAAACTTTGGTCGATTCGAGGCAAAGGTTGGTCTCGTCGTGGCGGTGGTACTCGCGATCAGTTCTTCAGCTTGTGGAGCGATGAGCATCAGCTCTGCCAAGAAGGACAAGCACACTTCCCAAACGTCCGGAACCCTGAGTGCGACATGTTCAGGCAACGTGTGCACTGGCACCGTGACATACTCAGGTGGGACTCTACCGTGGTCTGGCCCCGGTCCAGCCCCGACGAACGTTACGGTTTGGTACGATCCCGCGAATCCGAGCGATGCAGAACTCAGCAAGTCGAGTGTCGGTTTCGGCATCGGCCTGATTGGTGTTGGAATTTGTATCCTGCTCATAGCCGCGGTGTCGTACTGGATGACGATGCGATTCCAGACTGTGGCGGCTGCTCAGGGTCTAGGTGGTGCAGCGGGTCTTGCGAAGAATGCATTCAATGCTGTCAGTTAAAGAAAACAAGCATTGAAAAGTTGGCTCCGTAGCACAATTGGATAGTGCACCAGCCTTCTAGGAGGAGTTTCACGAAACTCCGACGACAGCTGGAGGTTGCGGGTTCGAGCCCCGCCGGAGTCGAATCTAACGACGAAGATATTCTAGGATTTCACGTAGCTTACCGGTCTTCATCGCGTTCTGTATGGTGTTTGCATTCAGCTTTGAAAGACCACCCACCTTGACCGTCGCTGGCCGTGCGACGCGGCCGTATCGGCCCCACAGGATTGAAAAGATCAGAAGCAGACAGAGCACTACGGCGACCAATTGCCAGAAGGTGAATGCTGTTGGGATCCAGCCCTTGGTCAGGTTCTTCTCATCTTGGGTAGCCATTTACTGTAATCAGACAGAAGAATTTGGTGTACCAGGTTCATCGAGTGACGGCCTGTTCATGATGCGGTCCACGATTCCACGCAGCCTGGACACGGGCTGAGAACTTACTGATTTGAGCTCATCCTCGTCGACCATCTCAAGCACATTGGCGAGCTTCTTTTCAATGGGGTTACCCGACTCTAGCGTGGTGTTAAACTCCGAGAAGCATTCCTGTAGAAAAGTCAAGCCTTCCGTGACGCGAATATCCCGCGCGACGGTGAGCTCCTTTGAAATCCTGAGAGCGATGCGCTTCATTGCAATTGACGAACGTAGGGCGTTGGCCATCTTTTCGTTGAGTTTCATGTACAATTGGATCGATCCCAGGACTCCCGTGCCAGCACTCAGTACGGCGTTCATTATGCTGACGTACTTTTGATCCACAAACGAGTTCAGGGCGACTGCAGTCAGGGCGTTGATCGCTGAGACAATCAGGATCGGAATGTTAAACTTGGTGGACAGGTGGTTATAGAAGGTGTACTCGGTCGCATAGTGCTTGTGGTAATGGTTACACTGCTTTTCAATCTTCTTCAGGAATTCCTCCTCAGAGTCGTGCCATTTGCCCGCCATAATATGTACGCAGATTTTATGTACGTGATCCTACCATATTTCAATTACTGTGGATCCAAGATTCGGCGCAAGCTCTTTGTGGATTTCGTCTGGCGTGTGTGGAGGCTAAACCTAAAAATTGTCGTTGTTGAGTTTGGGCGCGACCTGCCTTGTTGGATGCCCGTCTGGAAGCACTACCGACTTCGCGAAACAAGTCCCGTCTGGATCAAGGAGAACCTGATTAATTTTGGGGTGTCAAAGCTACCCAAGGATTGGAAGCACGTCGCATGGATCGACGCAGACCTGACATTCCTCAACAAGGTTTGGGTCCAGGAAACAGTCCAGGCTCTTGAAGAGTACGACGTGGTCCAGCTGTTCCAGACGGCTGTGAACCTCGGGTCCATGGGTGAAGCGCTCAAGATTGACAAGGGTTTCGCGCACATGTTTCTGAGCGGAAGCCCATTTTCTAGGACGGACAAGTACGGTCACTGGCACCCTGGATACGCATGGGCGTGTACACGAAAGGCATGGGACCAGTTTGGGGGTCTCGTGGACTGGGCGATTCTCGGGTCTGCCGACAGACACTTTGCCATGGCGCTCATAGGTAGAGCACCCGAAAGTTGTCACGGCGGCGTACACGACAATTACAAGCAGCTCCTCGTGGAATTTCAAAAGCGGTGCAAGGGCCTGACCCTCGGGTGCGTCACCGGATCCGTGCTTCATCACTGGCACGGCGACTTGGCGAACCGCCAGTACCGCGAACGGTGGTTGGTGCTCGTCGAAAACCGGTACGATCCTTTGGTGGACGTTGGGCTTGACAAGAACCGCGTGCTCCACCTGACCCCTGCTGGCAAACGCCTCGAGGAACCTTTAGTAAAGTACTTTATCGATCGCAAAGAGCCTTAAAGACTTCACGCGTCTGAAGATTGGTCCAGTGGACCACAGGCTGGTGTAACTCAGTTGGTTAGAGTGATGGGCTGTTACGAGCGTTGTTAAACGCGAGTCGGGGATACCCATAAGTCGCAGGTTCGATCCCTGCCATCAGCGTCCCGACCCCGTAGCTCAGTTGGTCAGAGCGCAGGTCTTATGGTCAGTGGACCGGGAGTACCTGAAGTCGCGAGTTCGAGCCTCGCCGGGGTCAAAAAACGAGCTGGTAGAATCCCCCCTTCTGGAGAACGACGTGCAGCACGCCGAAAAACGCGGTGGCTGCAGCCGACGTCCCCAGAGTGGTCTCTACGGACCCGCCGTGATCAAACCCGACGAACATCGCGGAAAGGCCGCTGGCTACACCGAACAGCAAAGCCTCCTTTGGTAAGGATTCCGGTCCAGGCACGTTGTTCATCGCCGCGAGCACGAGCAGCGCCAGTAGTCCCAGAACGGCGATCACGGCAGCAGGCCACTTGAGCACCTTGACCTCTTTGGATTCAGCCTGCGTCAGGTCCTCTGGATCATTGAGACCAGCGAGCTCCATGAGCACGTTGAGCATGAAGAGCAGCAGAAAGGTGGTCACGGCGATGGACACACCGTTAGGTGACCCACGCATCTGGGCGATGGCGTAAAAGGCAGCGGCACCGGTAAATCCTGAAACCAGGTTGTCCGCCATGAACCTTCGTGGGCTTTTTGAAATGTACTGATTGTGCTTGTTCACAAATGCGAACAATATGAGCATCAGTATCAGTCCCGCCTTTTCTGCCAAGAGCACCTTGTCAAACGTGTCCATATATTTTAGCTAGAAAAGATATGGAGGGTGACGGCCAGGGGTCTATAGCGAGTCTGTTGGCCAGGGGACCTCAAGACGAGTTTATGCTGACCGATTCCAAACACCCTCTGTTCAATCCAGCGACGGACTTTTCAATCGACCAGACGGCTTACGTGTTTGGAAGTTCCCCGTATCTCGGAACTCGGCAAGTCTTTTCCGTGAATCCGAAACAGCTCCAAGGTGACCTGCTCGTCGGTGCCTACCTGAAACTCAGTCTGCCCCAGGCCAACTATATGGCACAGGCTGGCCGAGGAATTACGAACCAGGTTTCGCTGTACATGAACGAGGTTGAGGTTGAAACCTGGTACGCAGAATCATACTTTATCCAAGATCAGCTTTTCAAGACACTGAATCAACAGTCGCTCCTAGGTAATGTTCTCAATGGCACCTCGTTGTACATTCCTTTGGACTTTTCATTCTCCTTGAAGAATCCGTTTCCGGTATGTGCCACATGGAACCAGACGATGTACATCAAGATTGACTTTGCCGCATCGACGGACATTTCGGAATCCGTGTTCGACCTCCTAGAGCCCCCGCAGATTGTTCTAGAGACTGTAACCTTGACTGATCTCGATCGTCAGGCTTTCACGAATGGGTACCAGATGAAGATTGCCAAGTCGTACCGCGAACCAGTTCAGTCCGTGACGAATCAGCTGACCAACGTGAACCTGACCCCGAGTTTCAAGGTTAAGCTCATGACTTGGTTCCTCCGCAAGGAGCTCAAGCGATTCGACTTTACGTACGAGCGGACAACAAACATCGCTCTACGTAACGAAGACATCTTTGAGTACATTCTCATCTTTGTCAACAACCAGATCCTGACGTCCCGTTTTCCGGGCCGTCTGTTCTACAAGTACCTTCAGCCATTGAACTGTGGCGTCAACACACCCGTGTCTGACATTTACATGTACTCGTTCGGTGACGGGCTCGACTTTTCCAAGGCAAACTCGACGAGCACCACGATGAACATCAAGTTCCGAACAGATTTCATCAAGGACATCATACTGAACTACACTCTGAACGTGTACTACTGGGGTGAAGCTCAGTTGAACTTTTCCGGTGGGTACTGTCAGCTGCAAGGTCTATAATGTCATTCACGATGCACCATCGTATGAAATTGAGCTGGGCGACTGTGGTACTGAGGCCGTTGAAAGTGATGCGATCGGTCCGGCAAAACGGGTCAAAGAGCTTCTTGGAGTACCCCACGAGGCTCGACTTGTACGCCACATGAACCGCGAACCTCCGGCCAGACTTGGTCACGTAGGTTCGCGAGTCCTTGCGGGTCACGAAGCTTTCGAGGGTGCGCAGAGATACACCACACTTGTGATCAAGCACATCAACGAGCATCTTGGCATTCTTGGGATCGGCATAAAACTCGCGCAGGTTCGCCAGTAGAGCTTCAGCCCTACTCATTGTCAAAACAGTCCGCCAAACTTTTAAGTGGCGGTTCACACACCGGACATCCCTTGAGGAAGAATGGCGGCAGGGTATGCGTGTGTTTCTCGGTGCGTCGCTCGGGCTTTTTGGGAACCTGTGACTGGTGCAGGTGACAAAAGCCGTTCTGCTTGGCGTTGTTGCGGCACTTGCGACCCTTTTTGGCGATACCCTGGCAGCCCGTCGTCAGAGGCTCACCCATGAGCTGGACATCAATCAGGAGTTGCTTGTACGAAATGTCATAGAGCTTCGAGATGTGCTCGAGCATGGGGTTGAGACGGGCATCGATCCTGCGCTGTACCTCCTCGTCGATCAGAGCCTCGATCTGGGTCAGCATCGCCATGCAATTTAATTGCGCGCTACTTCTAAATGAGTCCTCTACACAAGGCTATGCTGAAATTCGATCATCTTATCAAAACAAAGGCGCCTAACAATTCGATTAAGGAAGCTGCAAAAGAGTTCCATAAACACGCTCACTCCGCGATGAATGATTTTCGCAAAGAACATCCAGTAAAGCTCAAAGGGAAGATGACTCCAACTGGATTCGAGGCTCTCGTGGTAGAAAAACCGACAAAAAAGGGTAGGTTCACTATATACTAAATGTGTCTGCGCAAGAACTGCTCTCCAGTGCAGGTGACGTGCCGGCACTGTAGGCAGGAGTTTTGTTCGAAGCACATACAGTGCGAGCTCCACGCGTGTCCCGCGAACCTCAAGGAGCTGGTGGTGCTTCCAGCGGCCCAGCCGCCACTGAAGGTCCTCAGAATCTGAGAGGCCCTGTGGACCTCCGAATTTAAAATCCCTGCTAGTATAAAATGTCTCTCCAGCACAAGATTGTCCCTTTTGCCGTATTCTTCATTGTTGCCAACCCGATGACCTTCAAGGCTGTAGCTTCAGTGCTCGGCAAGTGGGTCGCTGACTCTCAGGGCCTGCCGACCCAGGCTGGTGTCCTGCTGCACGCGCTGGTCTTTGTGCTCCTGGCGCACTTTGTGTGGAAGATGGTCTACGGCCCCAAGAAGCAGCAGAACATGGTCATGGGTGCCTCGATGTGAGGTCCTGCCATCAACTGGTCCATGGACCAGGCACTCCTGCTATCAACTAAGAGCGGGGGGGGGCTCTGCCCCCGATTTCTTAGGCACTCTACATCGAGTGGTAAATCTCGAGCGCTCGCTGATGGAGCGCACCCTTGACAAGAACAAACTCATGCTTGGGAATCCCGAGCTCCCGCTTCGCCTTGGAGACCGCCTTGCGCCACATGGCCAGCGGCTCTGAGTGTTTCGCCGCAGCCGCCTTGGCCTTGCTGACAATCCGCCCGTCCTTCTTCTTCAGATCGCTCTTCACCAGACCTCCAGCGGTGTGGTGAGCAGTGCCAAGGTAAACCTGACGCTTCGTGCCTTCCATTTATCATGTGCCTAGATTTTTAGTCGAAGACTAAAAAGGGGCCTGAGGCCCCACCTTCTAGGCGAGTTTGACCTCCGCCAGTATACCTGAACCGAACAGGATCACGTTGCCGATGAAGATCACGAGACCCCAGATCTTGCAGTCTCCGTCGAGGACACAGGTCAGCGTCATGGCGTTCGCTAGACCGAGCACCAGAAAGTACAGAGCAACCATGTTGGTACCGCGGTAGCTCGCACCCATGGCGGCAGCGATACCTAGAACCAGAGTCACGAACGCAGGCAGCTTGAGCTTCTTGTCGCCAACCGTCACCTCCTTCTGAAGAAAGTCCATTAATTGTGGTCAAGATAAAGATTCGGTCAGTTCTTGACCATATGGATCTTTTAAAATTTGACAAGCGGATCGATACACCAAAGTACTCTGTGTTTTACTCTTTTGCTCGCTTCGGTGGTAAACTTCTCGGCTTTTGTCGGCGGTCCATTTTTCCAGACTGGCGTGTTCGTGAGATTTCGTGCATGGAATTTGAGGATAATTTCATAAATCCCAAAGAGACTGAGGTCATGATCGGCGAGGACCCACGAACGTTTACGCACCAAGGCAAGACGTACGTCATAGACAACTACCTGAACGACATGCACATTTATTGTCTTGACGACCTTACTCGCGTCAAGCTACAGGTGCCTGGTAAGAATCTCACCTTTTTGTCAGTGGGTCAGCGGGTTTTTGTAATATGGTCATTCATGCCATTCACGATGGTCGAACTGGACATCGAGACTGGACAAGTGGTACGACACCTAGAAGTTGAAAACGGATTCCCGATGCGGTACCTGTTGTACCGTGGAGGTACACCAGGATATCACCTCAAGGATGACTATTGGTTCGGCTTCGGTCACATGACATACCAGGGTCAAAAGCACCCGGCGATTCCGGAGGATGTACTGTACCATGACCCGTTCCTATGGATCGTAAAAATGGAACCGGTTCCTAAACTGCAACTCTTCGTTGTGCACAAGCCACCAGACGCACTGAACTTATTTGACCCTACATGTATCATCGACGATCACCTGGTATCAGCTGAGTGTGCCACTGCATGGGGTCCTGACACGGACTATGTGACGAACCTCTACAAGCTAGACATTGAACGTATCAGAGCTTTAGCAGATGCATGAGTACCTCTGACCCAGCGGTGGTCAACAGCAGCGAGTGAAGGTCCGGCACGTGATGGTTCACAGCCACCTCATAGACTGCACTCGGAACCATAGACACACTAGCTTTCTGAACAACCGGGACGACGAGACGTGGCACCTTGCGACGGACAACCACACACACCTTGGGCGAAACCTTTATCATTTCTAAAACAGGCTGTTAAAATTCTAAGCATGTTTTAGTAATGGCACCTGTAGTTGACCTGTATCGCGAGGGGCGGCTGAGGCTCGACTGGGAACAGTACTGGTTCAATAGAGTGTTCTTGGTGGTGGTCCTAGTGGGCCTGTACCTACTGTTGACACGTAGGCGAACCAAGGAGTCGTGGGAACGGTGACCGGACTTCGGGTTCTTACGAACCCTCGTAAATCCCAGAAGCGATACCAAACTTGACGCACTGCTCGCTGGACAGGTACATGTCATGCTTCATCATCCTCAGGAGCTTCTTCTCGGGGAGCTCGGTCTGCTGCCGGTAGACATCCACCATCTTGCCCATGAGCATCTCTAGATTCTTGATCTCATCCTTCAGGTCCTCAAACTTGACCCACGCAGACGAGTCTGAGGAAATCTGATGAATCAGGACGTGCGAGTGCTCCTTGACCAGCCGCTTGTGACCACCAAGGAGCAGAAGAGTGGCCGCGGAGCAGCACAGCCCGTCCGCAACCGTAGTCACCGGGACCTTTGAGCTGCGAATGTGATCCATGGCGGAAAACCCGGCAAAGACGTCTCCGCCACCACTGTTGATGAAGAGCAGAATCTCAGCCGGCTTTGTCTTGGCGAGCTTCCGCAGTTCTATGTTCAGCTTGAGAATCGTCTCATCCGAGATTTCCTCGTAAAAGTAAATCTCATTGTCTAGCACCTCGATGTTCAGCTGAGGCTCTTCCTCCTCGTGCATTCTTCTTGAGTTTCTGGATCGTCTTTTGTTTAAGTCGGCCGGTGAGATCACCAATCTTCAAAGTGTCCAGGTCCGTCAGGCCCAGTGGGTTCTCCTCGCGGAGTGCGTACGCCCTGGCAACTTCGATCGTCTCGTGGTCAAGGCCAGATTCCCTGAGCTTCTTGCGCTTCATGCACTCGTTGAGGAACTTTGACCATATGGTTGCCGAGGCTGCAGGTTCTTTCAGTCTTCCCTTGATGATCCGAAGAGGCACAGAGAATGCAAAAAAGTTGAAATACTTGAGCGTCTCATAGTTCCATTGACCACGATATATCCTTTGATCGATGACCGACGCAAACGACAGACTCTCCAGGAGCTCCACGGATTCCTCTATGGTGCAAACCTTGGGAAAGTTTTCAAACACGAGACCAATGCCGTTGCCATGTTCCGCCCCACACTTGTTGATTGCGTCGAGGGCCCCGTGGTCCTGGTCCCTGGACATCTGTTCTATGAGGTAATCCTTGGGGTCCATGTGGATGTCTCGGATGCCAAAGAGCCCGCGAAGGTTCTTCTTGTTTGTGTGTTCATGGTTCCATAGACCATCGATCGGCTTTGGGTTTACATAGATGGTCTTGGGTCGAGTGAACCATTGTGAGAAAGTTTTCGAGTCGAGCGCATCAAAGTTGTCCACCAGGATCCATCGATGATCAACCCTTGACATGAACTCAACGGGGTCATCATAGTCAATCTCGAGGATCCCAGGAAACTGCTCACGAACCCAAGTAGTCTTGCCACATCCGTACGGTCCCCAGAGGCACACTGCGGTCGTGGCATCGTCAAATATCCTAGAAACTTTTGGCGTCTTGGTAATAAAGCGATCCATGGAGATCGCCGATGAACTGGTTGGGATGGCCCTAGAAAATAAGTGGCTCAGGATCTTTATAGCCGGCTATGTCTCGAGCAATGTGACCATCATGGCGATGCTCACGGTGATTCTGTGGAGGATACTCCGGAAGTAGGTCCGGGGACCCAGGCACTTTAGAAACTAGCCTCTCCATAAAACCATGGAGTTTGCAGTAGTGAGCCCGACGGCTACGATGCCTCAACAGACTTCAGTCGGTTACGACATTTTCAGCGCCGAGGGTTATGCAGTCATGCCCGGAGAGCGCGTGGTGGTTTCTACCGGCGTGACTGTGAAGATTCCTCCTGGCCATTACGGCGTGCTTCACCCAAAGACTGGTATCATGATCAAGCATGGTGTGAATGTGTCAGGTATCATCGAGCCAGACTACATGGGTGAGCTCAAAGTGGTTCTGTTCAACCAGGACCGCAAGAACACTTTCGTCATCCGTCCCGGCTACCGCGTGGCTTCGCTAGTTTTTCAAAAATCTGAACCTTTCTAGAAAGTTTGCAGACCGTGAACTAAGTGCAGAAAACTCATCGATAGTCCAATAGGCACCCATGCTGCGATTACACCCCGAACAAATTGGTCTCAAGTTGTCAATGTCGTCCGTCCCACCCTTTGATCTCGGAATGTTGTGACCCGCCTCGAATGTAAAAGGGGTCACCAGATTCTCGCACCACTGTACCCAGCACTTGGCCTCGAACTTGTTTCCGTTATAGACCCTCCAGACCTGTTCGCGGAGAGCTTTGGGGAGCCTGGTTCGCTTCATCTCCTCTTCCGAGCCGGAAGGTCTTTAAGAATGTACTTGTAGACCCTTGCTACTGCGTACGGATACTCAAGTCCCTTGGGACGACCAGCAGCCTCGCCCTGTCTGTACACTCGGTCGAGTACCTCATATGGCACACCGAACCGTTTCGCCAAAAGCTTCTTGTCAAATGGCAGACCTGGATACTTTTGATGGAACATCTGAGCCCACATTTAAGATCTGTACACCAAAAAAGTCATGACGTGGCTCTTGATCGATGGTTCATGGAGCATGGAACCATACCGAGAAGTACTCCACGAAGCCATGACAATGGCTGACTCTACGAGGCGGTTCGTGTTCCGGACGAGCACAGAGCCCATTGGAATTTTCGAGAACACGATCGACATTTACGGTAGGTCCGCGGTCTGGGACTGCTTCGCAGAGTTTGCCAACGAGCTCACAAAGCATGAGCCAGGGATTCTCATAGTGATCACGGACGGAGATGACACCGGCAGCACGCGAGAATCTCAAGGAACATGCAGGTCACATCGAAGGACTCTCGAAAAGCTAGGCTGGAAGCTCTTCTTCCCGGTCTTTAAAATTTAGCAGCTCTAAAAAAGCATGGTGGTGTTCCAGGCTGTCGCCTGGGATGCACGCGACAACGAGGGGAGTTTCGAAATTACAGTCTTTGGGCGGTCAGCCGAAGGATCCTCCGTAGCTGTAAGTTTCCCATTTTATCCATACTTTTTCATAAAAGGGACACACAAGATAGCCGATGCAAGGTGCGAAACCGTCCGAGCCAAGACTCTTTGGGGATTTACAAACTCTGAGCTCCAGGTGTTCACCAAGGTTACTACGAAGACGCTCGAGGAATTTCGGAAGCTTGCCTCGCGTGCAAGGTACAAGAAGCTCGAGGTTTTCGAGGCGAACATCGATCCACTCCTACGGTTTTTCCATCGCTCGGGAATCAAGCCATCCGGATGGCTCGAGGCCAAGGGTCTCCGGTCGTTCCACACGACATGCGACTTGGAGTTTATGGCTGAGTCATGGAAGGACCTGACGCCAGTTGATCGCGAGGACCTCGCACCGCTCCGGGTAGCCTCGCTGGACATTGAGTGTTTTTCTAGCACGGGTAGTTTTCCAGACCCCGATGTACCGGGTGATCAGGTGTTTCAGATTGCTGTGACGGTTGGCCAAGAGTCGGTGTGCTTGTCGCTCGGTCGGGCGGACGGGTGTCGCCTTTTCGGGACCGAGCGCGAGCTCCTCCAAGGGTTCAAAGACCTACTCATGGAGCTCGATCCTGACATTGTGACGGGCTGGAACATATTTGGGTTTGATCTCGAGTACCTGTACAAACGTATGATCCTACTCAAGTGTGACCCGGACACATTCTGCTGGGGCCGGAGGCGCGAGGTTCCTGTAGTGCTCCAACGAAAGGAGCTTGCATCGAATGCTCTCGGACAGAATGTCCTCAAACTCGTGCCCATGAGCGGCCGGTACACCTTTGACTTGTTTCAGACGATCAAGGCGGAGCACAAACTGGAGAGCTACTCGCTGAACAACGTCTCCAAGGAGTTTCTGGGAGAGTCCAAGCATGACATGCCCATCAAAGAGCTTTTTGAGACTTTCCGGGCGGGTGGAGACCTCACGCGGGTTGCGGACTATTGCAAGCAAGACACTGCACTCCCTCTGAAGCTCATGAAGAAGCTGTGCACTCTGGAGAACCTCATCGAGATGTCCAAGGCGACCTGGGTACCGCTCAGCTTTTTGAGCGAGCGTGGCCAGCAAATCAAGGTGTTTTCACAAATCTCAAAAGCTGCTCGCGAGCTCGGTTTCCTCATTCCATCGTGGGTCGATCCCTTGGTCATCCTGAAAAAGCTGAACCCCGGAAAAACGGAAGAGGAGCTCACGAGGTTCGAGGGTGCGACGGTACTCGAGGCTCAGACCGGTGCTTACTTTCGACCGATCGTCGCGCTCGACTTTGCGAGTCTGTATCCGAGCATCATGATGGCTCACAACATGTGCTACTCAACCCTTGTCATGGATCCCCGTTATGACAATCTGCCCGGTGTAGAGTACGAGCAGCACGGGCCGTATCGCTTCGCCCAAGGGGTTCCGAGTCTGTTGCCAAAGATTCTCGCGGACCTCAAAGAGTTTCGCAAAAAGGCCAAGAAAGACATGAAGCTTCAGCCAGAACTCGAGAGTATCTACAACGGTAAGCAGCTCGCGTACAAGATTTCAATGAACTCGGTCTATGGTTTCACGGGTGCACTCAAGGGTATGCTGAGCTGTTTGCCGATCGCGTCGTCCGTTACGCGCAAGGGTCGCGAGATGATCCAAGCCTCCAAGGACTACGTAGAGGCTCACTTTGAGGGTGCAAAGGTCCGGTACGGCGACTCGGTGCTACCTGGAACCCCGGTCCTGACTCGCCAAGGACCGAGGACGATCGAATCACTCGGAAGCGACTGGGTCGAGTATCCAGGATTCAAGCCAGCTGAAGAGCTGCATCAAAAAGAGTCTTCTGACTGTTCTTACGAGGTGTGGACGAGCTCAGGCTGGTCAAAGGTAAAGCGCGTGATTAGACACAAATGTAAGAAGAGAATTTTCAGGGTTATTACCGGTGAAGGTGAAGTTGATGTAACAGAGGATCATTCACTTCTCGGACCAAATCTCGAACAAATCAAGCCAGGCGAAGCTAAAGTCGGTGATGTATTATATCATTCTTTTCCTAATTTGTTAGGTTTC